TTTTGATTTTTTTGATTTTTTTATGGTTTTATTTTCTATTCCATCTATACTTAATAAATCATCTTCCATTAATAATTGCTTTGAAGGTACTACTAAGTTCGCTGGATCTAATATTGATCGTAGCGGTTTATTGACTAAAACTTCTATTTGCCTATTTACATCAACTAAAGGTTTAAAATCCTGAATAAACCAATTAGGTATTTCTTCTATATCTGTAGGTATTGCTATGCTATTAAAACGTTCAAAATTTTTGATTAAATAGAATACGCGTATTTTCATACCAGATGTTATTTTTGGACTAGCATTATCTTTATATTCTTCTCGAACTTTATTGTAAAAAATTGAAGCAGCAACATGTCCAGGTAAGTTAGTTTTATTATCCAATGCATACAATTCAGAATACATATCCATATTTTTAACACCAATGGGTTTACCTAGCATTAAAACATTTTTTGTATCAAACTTTTTTAATTCTTCTATATATGCAACAACATCTCTCTTAGTTTCATCCCAATCTTCACCTGATAATAATTTTTTTACAAATCCTGTAAGTTTAATTGCGATTTCTTTAGGTATAGTAGTTCTTTTTAATGCAATACCCATCATCTTAAGTTTTTCACATGCAACGCCTTCATTATTAATAATAAATCCAAGATACATTTTCTTTTTAATGTATATTGCCTTAGACGCTACAATTTCACGTGCTGCTTGGATTTTATTATTATACCCATCTGGCAATAAAAATGTTTCACGCATAAATTCTTGAAATGTTTCATTTACTTCTTTTCCAACTGCATCAGCGATTAGAATTGCATCATTTTTATTATCAGCATATGTTTTAAAGTATGAACTATCAGTATCACCTGCTACTAGAGCATCGCCTTTATAGTCATAAATATCATTCAATAATTTATTAACCATAGCTGATTGATGTTTAATAATAATACGTCCGGTTCCCGTTGTACTACTACCAAGTCGCATATCATAAAACTTAAAAAACGCATTTAACAAAGCACCATATAAACTATTAAGACGTATTTTGTATACATATTGAATACGATCATAATAGTTTGCTTGTTGTATTAATTCATCGTATCGTTTTGCATCTTCATCTGATATTTTAATATTATTTCTTATTTGTGTCATCTGATTTTAAATATCCTATAGCCTGACTTTTTATTAACCACCCATGATTCATAAAAAATTGACCAAAAATAAGGATAAGAAAAAATATGCATCCACACAAACCTAGAAATATAAATGTACTACCTTCTTTAATTTTTGAAAAATATCTACCCATGATAAAATAAAATCTCCATAATAAGAACAGTAATTATTTATATTTTTCTAAGATTTTTTGTGCTTCTTTATAGCATCTTTTTCCTTCGCCTTTATATTCTTTTCTCATAGCAAACCATTCCTCAAGAATCATAGGAATAATGCCTTTTTCTTTGAGATCGAAAACTGTTCCATAACCACTTATAGACCAGTTTAATTCTAAAAGTTCTTCCCGCCATTCTTTCGCAGATTTTGTATATTCTATGCCATTTTTTTCTAATACAAGAGTTAGTTCTGTATCAGACTGTTGTTTAATTAAATCTACAGACTCTACAGTTTCTTTAAATTGTCCGCGTAATGTTTCTGGGCTGGCGTTTACGCTCATAATAGCACTAGGATACAGGCTTGTTATATCAATACTACCTATCCAATCATAAAACCCCGGAATTGTATCTAATACATATGCACCTTCGGCTCTATCACCATCTTTATTTTCATCATTATCTGGTAAAATCAAATTGTGTTTGTGTAAACAAAAATTCCTAATTACAATTTCAGCAATTCTAACTGTACCTAATAAATGACTCCATTGGCAACATGATAAATGACAAATTTGATTTGCCAATTCCATATATCCTAATTCTTCTTCAAATGCTTTAAGAATTTCAGTATCACGAATGTTATATCTAACAAAATATGCAAAATCTTTTACATATAATTTTGCTAATGATCCTTCATATTCTAATTTTGGTAATTTATCACCTAATTCTTCTTCTGCAATAGATTCAAGTTTAAAAGATTGTTTTTCTGATGGATCATATTTTTTATATAATTCCAAATAATCAGAGTTTATTCTACCACCCCAATCTACTAATATAGAAGTACTACCATATTTTTTATCAATTACTTCACGAAACTTAACTGATTTAAATGATTCCTTAAATGATAATTCTTTAAGAGCATGTTTACCACATGTTTTTTCTATACGTTTTGTAATATACGGATCATCAAACCGAGAACTATTCCAGCCAGACAGTAAATCACTATCTTCTATTTCCGTTAAAAAATATTTTAATAACTCTTTTTCTGTGTTAAAAATATGAATATCAATATTCATATCTTCTGGTAATGGAACCTTTTCGTTAACTGCTTCCAGAAGTGTTTCTGAATTCCAATCCTGTCCGTCTGGTGGAATCGCTAGAAGGACAAACTTTTCATTCCATGTATGATATAAGGATATTGAATTAATTGGTGCATACGGGTTCTCAATGCTTGCATGACCTATTTCCATATCATAATCATTCTCGATATCATAAAAGGTCACATGCAACTTTGGTGCAGTAACTTCATTATATTTATCTGAAAGAATTTTCAACTCGGGTGATACATCTCCATCAAATATTTCATTTGCTTGAAATAATGCTTTTGCATCCACCATTTCCTTATTAGTGTTGAATTCATGTTTTATTAATGCATCGCCAAATAAGCTTTTATATTCACCATTTCTGTTCTTGGTATAAAAATAAAATGGTGCTGAATATTCTTTAAAAATTCTTCCTTCTTCGGTTCTTTCCCAAACTAATACTTTATCACCTTTACGTTCTGTACTAATATATGACATTAAGAATTCTCTTCAAGTACACCTTCATAAAGCAATTGGAACATTTCATCTTCAGTAACCATTTCTGAATAATTATGTTTATGCATAGTTCTGGCTAATTTATTGATTAGTTTTTTAGGAATCGAAAATTGTGTCGATGCTTCCTCTACAATTTCATTTTTTGCTTCTCTTTCTGAATCCATGCGAATAAGGCAATTTTCTACTTCACCTAGCATACCTCTAAGTTTCTGCCTATCTTTAGGATTTGATGGCAATATTACATCTGTTACTTCTGTCATTTGTTTCTCCTGAATACAACTTATGGTTTGTCCATAAGAAGTTATAAGACAATATTATACCACGAAAGTTTCAGAATGTATAGAACTTTTTAAAATATAGTTTGTAACGTAAGATTTTCGTTTTCTTCTAAATCTGTTTCTTTATTCATGGGCATAATTTCGTTAGTAATCCACTTATTTACCCTACGTACATATCTATGTTTATGTGGTTGTTTCAATTTCAAACCATTTCCATACCCTAAATTATATGACGCTAATGCTTTAGATATATTGCCCTTAGATTTAGTTAACATAATTTTAAAATATGCTGTCCCAAATTCAATTGCAGCAACATCATTTTTGAGCAATAACTTACGAATTTTTTGCCATGTAACTTTTTTGCCACGCTTCACATCTTTAAACCATCGCCATTGCATATATGGGTCTTCTGACATAACATGAAGTGCTGCTGCTGGTTTTACTTGCATTAATCCTACTGGTCTATCATGTTTACGAAATCTACGCAGACCATCACGATTGCCATGATTAATCTTCCCAGCATGTGTTTCTTGCATAACAATTCCCTGTATAATAACGGGTAAACCAATGCTACGTCCCTTATCATAGGCCATACTAAGGATTCTTTTTTGCTTGTCTGTTAGATCGGCCAATGCCGTGTTTGCTAAAGCAATAAGTACTAAAAATAGTAATTTTTTCATAAGCAGAACTTTTATTTATAAATTAATTTAATAAAAACGCAGCAGAATGCTATCTACTGAAAATGAAAATCAGTATAACTTAGTAATTTTTGAATGTCAAGCTTTTAAATCAGTTGCATTAATACAACGAATATGGTTATCTAATGCTAATGGTATTACGCTACATAAGTAATCATGCAAATTTTTCAAACCATTGTGTATAATTGCCAGGAAAATTTTCTGGTACATATGTAAAAGGTAATAATCCGGCCAAATGAAATCTTACTTGAAATAATTCACCAGCTTCTATTATACTTGTATTGTTAATAAAATGTGGTCCAGATGGAAAAATAATCATAGTTCCTAATTGTGGATTAAATCCAAATTTAAAATTATAGAACTCTAATTTCCCACCATAAACTTCAAAATCACCATCAAATGGTAATTTATCACGATAATCTGATAAAAACAATATTGCTGTTAAATCACGATCTTTAGTTCTAGCCCATTTTTTACTAACATAAGAACTATTTTCACAATGTGGCTCTTCACCTGCACAACCTTCTGGGAACCATTCAAAATGCATTGGTTCTGTTCCACGATAATTGAAAGAAAAATACTCCTCTATATCTTTCAATTTTGGTGACAATTTCTCAAATATCACTGCTTCCATATGTTCATTCATCTTTTCAGATTTTATGGGTTTATCATCCTCACTTACATCGGGGTATATGAAATTAACTTTATCTACAATTTCGCCACATAATTTTGGCGATAAGAAATTTTGATACACCATAAATGGTGAGTGTATTTTATTATTCATTATGTATCCTATCTTTTATGATTGATAGAAGTATTTATTCTTTTAAAATATCAGCAAATGAAATATCATGTTCTTTAATCAAGTCTCTTATTTCTTGAATAGCAAACACACGTTTATCAACTATTTCTATTTTGTTATCAGATTTTTCGCTAATTGATACATGAAAGCCTCCTTTCTTTAAGGTAGATTTACCTATAAGAACCTTATGTTCCATCGTATCTCGATTATTAAGATTGAACTCTTGATTGTTCATTTCTTTTCCATTAAGCGTAATATCCATTTTTACAACAGGACGACTTTCGGTTTGACCATCGCTGTTCCTAACTTGAATCCACGTTGCTTCCATCGTAACAACATTATCACATAAAGCTTCACATTTAAATGCCACACGCCCATGCTCTAATGCTTTCCATTGATCTGCGTGTAAAGAGTTCATCGTAGCACCGGTATCCATTTTTGCGGGAACTTTAGCGTTAAACTGGCGGAATTCTACTGCTGCTTTATCAGGAATGACTGATGATTTGTTATTTGTAATTTCTTCGTTTTCTTCTTCGTAATTCATGTTTAATTCTCCTAATACGTTTAATTATTTATAATTATTTTCCCAAATAGTAATTAAATTATATCCTAATTTTTTTATTTCTCGTTCGCGTTGCATTGTTTTCATATACAATGCACCAGCACATTCTTTTAAAAATGGTCTAATAATTTCATCTGCATCAAATAAATCAAGATTGCCATGCCAAATATCTCCGTAAAACTCGTATATAGTATTATTCTCTTTACAATATCCATCAGCTTTATATTTTGTTCCTGGTATCCTATACTCACCATCATTTTCCGCATGTTGAATATTAATATTTTCTTTTTTGGCTATTTCATTTAACCAGGATATTGCTTTTTGTGAATAAGTTGATTTTGCACATTCTGGACATCTGGTTTTTTTATTAATATGATCACTAGGACGTTGATAAAATTCTCCATGTTCGGGACAAATAATTCTTATTTTAGTTTTCGAATTTACATATTTATCAGGGTATTCATATTTACCATGAATTATATTAGATTTTTCTGCAAATTTATGTAATACTAGGCATTTAGGACAGCCATTTTTTTTATTAATATGATCACTAGGACGTTGATAAAATTCACCATGTTCGGGACAAATAATTCTTATTTTAGTTTTCGAATTTACATATTTATCAGGATATTCATACTCATTATGAACTATATTTGCTTTTTGTATAAATTCATTCGTGGAATATTTATATTTTTTAGAACATTTTGGACATTTCCCGCCAGATAAATGATATGAAGGAATTTGATTAAAAATGCCATGGATGGCACATATTATTGAAACAGGATGTTTTGTATCAATATAAGTTATTGATGAATAATCGTATGAATTATTATGTATTACATTTGATTTTTTTATGAAATCTTTTTTATTTAATATATTTTTACCAGAACATTTACGGCATTGCTGTTTTTTAGTAACATGTGCGTTGGGTGTTTGTTCAAATACACCATGTATAGGACATTTAATTTTTATTTTAGTATGGGCATTAACATATTCAGAAATATATTCATATTTTCCATTATGAATTTTGTTTGCTTCACTAATAAATTCTTTTGTTGTTTTTTTGTTGCAATTTTTACATTTAGAACATCCTTGACCTTTTAAATGTAACACAGGTGTTTGTTCAAATATACCATGTATAGGACATTTGATTTTTACTTTTATTTTGGATGTTTTATATGGCGTTATATATAAAAATTTATTATTATGAATTTTATTTGCACGTTTTACAAATTCTTCATTTGTTAATATTTTCATTAAACATATTTATTCTGTCTTGTAGTGGTTTTATATAAGGATATATAGTATCAACAAATACTAGAGGAACCATGCCTTTTTCGACAGCAATTAATATAACTATTTGTTCTATTAATATACCAAACATTTCATAATACATTATTGCATAGGCAGTACATTGTAATTTATAATCATATATGGCCTCGCCTTCTTTATGATCATTTGAAGTTTTAAAGTCTATTACAGATAATATTTTTTTATATTCAGCTATAAGATCCACTCTACCGGCAAGTTTTAATACATGACTATACAATGGAATTTCCTGAACGCGAATATTATTAATATTTTTTAGTGCGAATTTAAGTTTATTAAACAAACCTAAGTCTAATGAAGTTTTATTTAACGCATATGTTTCATCATTATTAAGATATAATTCAGCCATTTTATGTACTGAGTTACCTCTATTAGCACATCTAATTATTTCTTTTGATGCTTTTACCTTACCCAGTGATTCTTTCCATTCATTCAACCATGGTTTATCTTTTACACTAAGCACAGTAGTAACAGATGGATACTTAATGCCATTAGGCGTTAAGTACCATCTTTGTCCATTTATTGTTTGTGTTTCTAATTCCTTGAATTGTGGTCTATCACAATGTATGAAAATACTATTTACCCATTAATCTTTTATTGATTCTTGAAACCATTTGGGAAACACTCTTTCTTTTAGCAATTTTGGTTTTCATTATACGAACACCTTTTTTTAATCTCATGGATTTTTTGCCGATACGTTTTCTTTTAGGATCTATTCTAACACCACAATTACCTGGTTTAATAACTAATTTGCCTTTGCGTTTACCACTAGAACAACGATATCTAGTAACTACTTCATTTTTTCCAGGTAATTTTTTCAATTGTCGGGTTGATTCTAATATTTCTTTTAATTTCATATTAAGCACCTATATCATTAGTAGCTTCGCGTTTACGCATTTTATCAACTATTTTAGAACGTTGCATATCTAAACGTAAAATATTCTGTTGATCGACCTTATCTTCCGGATCTTCTATATTACTTACAGAACGTCTTTTTTGTGCTAATTTCTGTTTAGAGAACTTATCCATACCCATAGCACCCATTTTTTTTCTTTGCATTTTGAAATTAGCTAATGCTTCTGCATCATCCACGATTGCACCAGAAGGGTCACGTTCCACATCGGCGTCCATTTCTTCTATAGGACGCCCAGTAGATTTGTGTAATGCATTTTTTACTCTACTACCTAAATCAAGCCGACTTTCAAATGTAGACATCTTTCCACCTTTACTTAAGGCTTTACCAGCATCACGGGCTGTATCATGTCTGTATCTAGCCATTTTAATAAGTTTATCTGCTTCTTCCCTATCAGACTTTTGCTTACCATAATAATCTTCCATGTCAAGAACTTCTTCTTCACCTTGCATTTTTATATTAGCTAAGTCTACTGCATGTTGTGCTTGTTTTGCTTTAGCTTCGGCAGTTTTTGCGTCTGCTTCTGCTTTTTTAGCATCTGCATCAGACTTCATCATATCGATAACTTGTTGTAATGCAGTAGTAGCATCACCCCCACTATCTTGATTAAGTGCATCATCATCTCCAGCGGTCATATCTTCTTCATTCGGATCCAATCCTTCTACATCACCATCTTTACCACTGGGGTCTAATCCTTCTACATCACCAGAACCTTCTGCACCAGATTCGACATTTTCTTCTTCATCTTCTTCGATTTCATCCCAGTTTACATCGATAATATCAAAATCATCTTTAAGTTTAAAAATAATTTCTGCGATTTCCATATCACCATCTTCAGGATTATTTTCATTAGGCGTTAATGCTGATTGTAATGCTTGCTCAAAATCTTCGCCTTGATCTTTAGGAACCCATACTTTAACTAAATTCCCTGTTTCATCTTCTAATGCAAATGCAATACTTTCTTCGTGTTTAGCAGATCGTGTATCATTTTTTAATTTAGAAATTACTTCATTTGGATCAAATTGGCTACCATCTTGACTTTCGCCGATTACCTTAAACCCATATAAATGACGACGTTTCATAGGTGTTTTTTTGGTACGTTTTTTATCGCCAATAAAACTGCGAAACCCTGCTATAGAACCGGCTGATGTAACACCAACACCACCCGCAGCACCCTCGTTTAATATTTCGTTTAGTAAAGACATAATACAATTCCTTTATTTATTTAGTGTATTTATAAAAAAGTCCCAATAAAGGGACTTTCTTATTGTATTATACTCTTTAAGATATAGATGTTTTTTCGTTTTCAAAAACTCTCCACTTTAAATCATCTTTCATCTCGTATCCAGAATGTGATAACCATGTTCCTAGATTGAATCTCATTCTTGTTTGCATTTCAACATATTCTGCATATTCTTTCATTATTGCCATAAAATTTGTTGATTCTTCGGCAGTCATTTCAGATATGTCTACAGCATAAATGCTTTCATTATTCCAAGAAACTGGAACTATTTTTACTGTTGTTTCAGCTTTTTCGCCGTATAAGATATCAGTTTCTTTATATAAAGTTAATGGTGGTTTCATATAAACCCTTTTAGTTTAAAATAAGTATCTCGTCCTGTGAGGTTATTCCGTTTCTTCAGTATCAGGATCAGGCAAATCAACAACTTCATCAAGTGATGATTCTTCTTTTCCTTCTTCTGTCGTATCAGCAGGTGGGTTTAAATGATCTTTTACCTTTTGTGCTAATTCAGCACCAAGACGACTCATAGCATATTGTGCACGTAAAAATTCGCTTTTTGTTTCGAGTTCTTTGACACGCCATTCGTCATACAATTCTACAATTGCTTGTATTTCTGTTGGCAAATCATCAATGTTAATACTAGTATCTTCGTCGATGTTTATCGTTTTGGTTGGCGTAAAACTTTTAATCATTATAATCTCCTCTATTGTTATTATTATATTGCTTTATTGGTTTGTATTTAAAAAATCAGTTAAACTTGCAGATTCTTCTATTATTATAGTTTTATCTAACTTATCTATGCCATCTTCGACAGCACCAGATTTTCGTTTATCTGTTCTTTTATTTATACTATTCATATTAATGCCTGTTGGATCCGTAATCCTCATTGTTACTTCATCAATATGTAATGGTATTCTAGTGCCTACTCCGCTACTTGATCTAGTTTTTTCTAAATATACTTCTAGTTCACCAGATGCTAACATCATTCTTAAACTTGCATATATATCAGTAGTATTTATTTTACTAATACCACCTGCAATATGTGAATGATCGCGTTGGTCAGCATTTACGGCACCCCGATTTAACTGGGATGCAGTTATTGTATAAGCATTATATTCATCGCCTATATCTCTAAATTCTTCAGAACAAAATTTATCTTTTGTAAATGTATCTGCGGAATTTGCATCATTTATGGGACGCATTAAATCCAAATAATCACATATTACAAAATCCGGTATGTTATTAGTTTTTAATTCATATTCTTTTAAATAAGATCGTATATCATTTGCTGTAGTACCTAATCTCATTTTAACAATATGTAACCCACCGCGTGTATCTTTGTTATATAGTTGTATTTTTTTTGTAACATCATCAATATTACTTTTCCAACTAGTTCTACTATATCCACTGGTCATCATAAGAAAACGTTCATATACAAGTTCTTCTGATAATTCTAAACTAATATAAACACCGTTTAATCCATATTTAACAAAATTTAAACCAATATTCCCCATGAATATAGATTTCCCACCACCAGATCCAGCAGAAATTAACAACATTTCTTTTCTATTCATACCACCAAATAATGCTTCATCTAATTTAGTATATCCAGTAGGTTGCATTAATTCTGTTTGCGTTAATCTATCTATCATACGTTCATAATCATCAAAAAATGATGCCCCCAAATTATTATGTAACGAAACTAATAGAGAATCCCTTACATTTTCAACTAACGCACCATAATTACTATCATAATTTTTAGTTGTTAATTCATTGGCTGCATGTAATATAGATGTTACAAAAGCACTATGTTTGCAAAAATCTTCTATTTCAGAACAACAATACTTAATTTTTGAAGGTGTTATTTCTTGCTTAGACAGTTTAACGCCTGTATCAACTATAATTTGTTCTATATCAGGCAAATAATTAAACTTATTATAATACTCTTGTATATAACCTATAGTGTCTTGAAATTTTACTTCAAAATATTCTTTTTTAATAATTTTATTACAGATAGCGAATGTATCTGGTGACGAAATTAAGTATTCAATTAATAATTTTTGTTTATCTTCAGTCATATATCTCCTTTATGTGAATTATAGCATATCCACATAAGAAAAACAATATTTTTTATTTTTTAAATTTCTTTGATATGTGGAAATACAGACCGTTGGAGGGTTTTAAAACCAAAAAGTTCCCGTGTATCATAAAAAAATGAAAGTTCTGAATTTGTTGCATCGACATCGCTAATATCTATAAAACTATCAAGAATTTTATCGACATTGGCATAGGGATCTTTTGCTAATAAAATCAACATGTCATTTTGTGCAAAGTTTGTTATGGTAGTTGTACCATCAGTCAAAGAAGTGAAATAGAAGGAAGAACCATTTTGTATTATGCCGTTTCGCATTTCTGAAATAAGTGCAGAAAAACTGCGAACTGTATAAAATCTACCACGAATAGTTATTTCTCCGAAATCAGTCCACGGCGAAGTGACTGAGGCGGAACCAATATTTTGATATGTATGAGAAATATTTGCTGAGGGCGAAATATATTCCAGCCCAACATTTACAGGAACTACTGGGTTAATTTTTTCATTTAATGTGGCAATAGTTAACTCTGCTTCAAACGTCGGATTATCCGATATTTCGGTATTAGTTAACTGGATTATACTTGATTCTTCCTCTATTACATCATCTTCAATATCTAGTGCAGAGGAGCGAGCGATTAATTGTGCAATTCCTGATTGTAATTCATCAAATCGAATTAAAATTTCATTTCGGTTAATGATTTCTATACTTGCAGGTGTATCTTCTACTAAAATAGTACCACCTGTTTCGCCACGACTTTCACATGGTATTTCTGTTATATCGCCTATAATTATAGATTTTTCTACTAAAACTTGTACAGATGGAAATACACCTAAATTATGAACTATTCTCCATTCTGTCGCGGCTATTGTTTGTGTATGATTATATAAAATGCGTCTTGGTGACCAATCAGCCAGACCATTCACAGCAGGAGGAAATTCACCACGAATGAAATCATCTTTCTTTTCAATGCGATTCATGAATCCTCTACATCCATCTGTTATAATGCAACGACTAATAATTTCTAAACCGCCCTTTTTTTCGGGAAGTTCAATTTCTCGTTTACAAACCGTGCATTCAAAGCGTATTATAGCCATTTTTTCCTAGTTCTGTTTGATATTATTTATGTTTTCGTGCTAATTCTCTACGCTTCTGTCGTGCTTGCATAGCATCCATACCAGAAAAATCATTTTCATCAATATATAATGTTTTTGTGACTTCTGGGATTTTTATTTTGTCTGTTTCTACTGTTGGTATAGGAATTTCTATAATATCTGGATTTTCATCAACGATAACACCTATATCTTTTCCTTTTAATATGGGTATTCTAACTGAATCATATGCTTTAGGAACATCTGGTCCATTTAATGTGGTATAGACCCTAATTAAATATTCTAATTTATCAGATGTTACGTTCATACCATTATACATCCTAATGGCACCTTCTATTGTATGGCCTGGCCCATATCTATGTTCTATTACATTGTAATTTAATAACATATTATATCATTATATTCTAGTGTTGAACATCTAGCCGCATAAAATGCAGGAATTCCAAAAAATATTATTTCTGCTCCACTTTCTATTCCTTCGACTAAATTGTTATTATTATATGTATATTTTAACATTTCTACCATAATTTCCCTTGTAATAACGTCCATATTTTTATGACCGCGTTTATCAGAATTTTTAATTTCTGTATTATAAATATATTGATATCCATCTACTGGAAATATGAAAAATGGTTCTTTATCTTCTTCTTCAATCAATGTTGTATATGTAAACAATGATCTTTGTCGTAAATTATAAGTATGCTTAAATGCTTCATTAAATGCTGTAGTAAAATCATCTTCTTTTTTTTTGGCACGAATTTTAACTCGTTGTACATCTTGATATACACATGGCAACATTTTAAATAGAGGAATTCCATTAGATTCTCTTAAAAATTCGGTACACATTTCGTGTATTATTTGAATCGGTGAATCTATTTTTTTAATAATATCGTCAACTAGCATAAAAGAATCCTGTAATATTGTTATTTATAATAAATAATAGTTATACATTTAGAGGATATGTAATGACAGGAATAAAAACATTTCAATTAGATATAGATACAGAACTAACATTAAATGGTGGTGACCCCATTAATTCATTAGGTGCTGCCACAAAACAATATGTAGATTCTAGGGGTAGTAGTACTAATGCTATTATTAATGGAGATTTCGATATATGGCAACGTGGAACTTCATTAGGTTCAGGTACAGGTGGAAGATATGTGGCCGACCGTTGGAAAAACGAATCTATAGGCACAACATATGTGCCATCACAACAATCTTTTACATTGGGGCAACCAGATGTTCCAAATGAACCTGAATTTTATCATAGACAAGTAGTAACTTCCGTAGCTGGTATAGGAAATAATAGTACACTTAAACAACATATTGAAAATGTTAGAACATTTGCAGGAGAAACAGTAACATTATCATTTTGGGCTAAAGCCGATACAGCAAAAAATATTACTACAGAATTTGTCCAAAATTTTGGTACTGGTGGTTCACCTTCGGCTGATGTTAATGCATTAGGTATAACAACACATGCATTGACAGCAAGCTGGCAGAAATTTACAGTAACAACAACAATACCTTCAATATTGGGGAAAACATTAGGTTCTAATTTTGATAATAGATTATCACTTATTTTCTGGTTTGATGCTGGTTCTAATTTTGACTCTAGGACTAATACATTAGGTCAACAGTCAGGTACTTTTGATATTGCACAAGTTCAAATTGAACGCGGTGCAATATCTACTAATTTTGTTATAGAAAATATATCAGAAATTATTATTAAATGCCAAAGATATTATGAAAAAACTTACCAATTAAATACGAATCCAGGAACAGCAACTTTTCCAGGTGCGAAAACATCATTTGATTCATCAGTGCAAACTCCCAATGGTTCTATTCACTTAAGCCATGATTTTAACACAATAAAACGGATAACACCAACTGTAGTAATATACAGTCCAACAACAGCAGCGGCAAACAGAATAGCAATGGTACAAGGAGTAGGTGCAGCAATTAACTTTGTTGTAACTAGTGTAGGAAGTAATGCAAAAGGAATCGTCAATGTGCAGGTTAATAATGGTTTAGCCGTTACTGATACGACAAGAGTGTGGAGTCTTCACTATACCGCCGATGCAGAATTATAAAGGATAAATATGAAACATTATGGATTAAATATAGCAGAAGGAACAGAAATAACCAATACTACTGTAGCCACTGGTACTGCTGACCCATCAGTTACACCAAATACAGGCGAATTATTTTTCAGAACTGATTTAGGTAAATTACGAGTACATGATGGAACCAGTTGGACATCATTATTAGAAACTGGTGATGGTGGTGCAGTAACATTTCCATTATTAGCTACACCAATAGGTTCAGTATCCGCACCAGCATATTCATTTTTGGGTGATACTGATACAGGTATATACAGTAGCACACCAGGTGTTATTAACTTTACTACTAATGGTGTAGAACGACTTGAAATTGAAACAAACGGTACACTTAACGTAGCAGGGACTACAACATATGAAACGTTAGTTACTGACGATGATGATATTCCCAACAAAAAATATGTTGATGATGTATTTGGTGGTGCTAACAATATAGAATACACATATACAGCCACGGCAAGTCAAACTACTTTTACTGGTGCTGATGATAATGCTGCTACTTTAGCATATACAGTAGGTTTTGTTAGTGTTCATGTTAATGGTTCTAAACTAGTTGATACTGATTTCACTGCTACTAATGGTACTTCTGTGGTATTAAATACTGGTGCAAGTGTTGATGATTCAGTAGTTATTAATGTTACTAATGTTTTAAGAGAATTTGCTGATACAACAATTCATAATGCTGTTATTAATGGTAACTTTGATATATGGCAAAGAGGTACATCATTAGCATCTGGTACGGGGATAAGATATTTAGCTGATAGATGGGCAAATACATCAACAGGATCAACATATATCCCGTCCCAACAGTCATTCACGCTAGGTCAAACAGATGTTCCCAATGAACCAGAATTTTATCATAGACAAGTAGTAACTTCAGTAGCAAGTGCTGCTAATAATTGTATATTACAACAACGTATTGAAAATGTCAGAACATTTGCTGGACAAGAAATTACCTTATCTTTTTATGCAAAAGCTGATGTTGCAAAAAATATTGCTACAGAATTCGCCCAATTTTTTGGTACTAGCGGAACCCCATCTGCTGATGTTAATTCTATTGGTATAACTACACATGCATTAACAACAAGTTGGCAAAAATTTACAGTAACAACAACAATACCATCAATAACTGGAAAAACAATTGGAACAGATAGTAATAGTAGTTTTTTTCAATTACTTATTTGGTTTGATGCGGGATCTTCATTTGATACTAGAACTAATACTTTAGGACAACAATCTGGAACATTCGATATCGCTCAAGTTCAAATAGAAAAAGGAGCTTTTGCTACACAATTTGAGCAAACCAGTATTGAACAAACTATAAACCTTTGCGAAAGATATTTTATGAAAACTTTTAATATTAATGTAGTTCCTGCTTCAAATGCTGGGACTAATGGTGCTATATCAAATGTAGCTAGTGGGTCTATATTGCGATTACATAGGCCATTTCCGGTTAGAATGAGAACCGTGCCGACTGTAACAACATATAATCCTAATGCCGGTGGTTCCGGATGGCGAAGAGCTGATAATGCACAAAGTATTGCAGCAGGAGTTACTACTATAGGAGATTCGGGTTGTGGTTTTACCGGAAATGGTGCGACAGCAAACAACAATTATAGACTTAACTTTACGGCAGATGCAGAATTATAAAGGAATTAAAAATGACAAAAGCACGGGAATTAGCAGAATTAACTAATAGTAACACAATTAAAAATCATATTATTAATGGCAATTTTAATATATGGCAACGCGGAACAAGTTTTACTGCTGCTGAATATACAACAGATCGATTTGAAAAACAGGCTGTAGGTTCACATGGCTCTACTGTAACACGATCAACATTAGTTCCAACACTAGCCGAATCGAATACAAAATCAAATTATTCGTTACGAACTGATATAACAACTGCCCAACCTTCATTGGGAATTAATGATTATTTAATTTATTTTCATGCAATAGAAGGATATGATTATGTTAATATTGACGGAAAAACAGTTACTTTATCATTTTGGGTTAAAGCTACAAAGACGGGAATTAATAGTGTAACATTTAAAAATGCCGGAAATGACAGATCTTATGTATCAGAATATACTATTAATACGACTAATACATGGGAAAAGAAAACTGTAACTGTATTATTAAATGATTCTGCCAATGGAACATGGGATTTTACTAATGGCCGT